TGGGCAAACAAGCTATACGTGTGTGGGTGGAGTAGTAGGTAATGCAACCTACACGCCATCAACCCCACTTGTAGCGGGTAACGTTTATCAGGTAGATTTAACAGTCGATTCAGTTACAGGTAACTCAGGGATATTTGTTTCGCTCGGATTGGATACCTACGCAACTGAAATAACATCAGCAGGTACATACCTGTTTTGGCTAGTAGCACAAACCACAGCCGATACGATGGTGCTGACCATGAACGCTTCTGCAACCACAGCAGGGGACACTATGGAAATATCAAATGTAGCATTGTCCTCCACTATGTTTTGTTGGGAAGATTCGTTAGGTTTTGGGTATCCTACATGGAGTTACAGCCTTGTAACCGATGGCATCACAGCAGATGGTAAATTCTGCTCTATCACGGATTTCGGAAGCCTTACCAACCTGACCGCATACACAGCAGATGGAAACTACCACCGTGTAAACCTGCGAATAACGGACTGCACACAGGGAGGGCTAGAGGTTACGTTAGGAGGCACGTACTTAGGCACAACAGCAGGTAACGGAGAATTTCAGTTCTATGGTGTACCTAACGATGGATCATTTTCGTTAATCCTGACTAAAGCGGGCGACTTTGATGGGTGTGTTGATAACGTGACTGTGGATGATTTTGGTTTTTTGGATGTGTCTTTTATTGATTCAACGGTGTATGGATTATCCCTTGTAAACGAAACAGGACTTGCCACTACCGACCGCATTGAATTTGTTCTAAATGATGACCGTATAACGTGGTGCTTCGATGTATCGGACTTAACAAACGGAGGCAACCCCATTGAACTAGGGTGCAATATTGACTACCGATTACGACTAACAGAAGATTGTGGAGGTGGGATAACCACTTACGATTCATTAACCGTACTGCGATACAACCCCGATGGATGGGATTGTACCTTTGTTGTGGAGGGTTACAGTGACGGCTATAACTTGGGATTCTATTTCGGGGCTACTACTGCCAACGTGTTCAAACTTACACAGCGTTTGCGTATCCTGCAATTTGCTCCTAAATATCCAACACAAGGTGAGGAATATCTATTCAGCAGTGGTATCTTTGGCAGATCATACGCACAACGTGGAAAGGTCAGAACAGCCCACTTCGACTACGTGGATGAGCCTACGCATGATGTAATCAGCACACAGTTAATATGCGATGTGCTGACCATTGACGGTGACGTGTACTTTGCGCCTGTAAAGGATTACGAGCCTGAATGGGATGAGAATAGATACAACCTTGCACAATCAAAGGTTGACATGATACGAGTAACTGAACCTGTAATATTTAAACGATCCTGCTAGATGAGCATCGGAGTTATCACCATAGCCACTAAACACGCCATGTATGGGCGTTATGCCTACAACCTTGCCGTGTCGCTACGGGCAATTAGTCCAACTATTCCCATCACGATAATAGCTGATGAGGTTGGATTATCGCACCTTGACGACTACAAGCGCACCGTGTTTGATAAGATCGTAACTCCTGAACTTTGCGACTACCACAACGGGGCTAAATGCACACCGCTCACATTGAAGTATCACCTCTATAAGTACAGCCCGTATGAGCATACTATCTATGTCGATGCTGATACCATCTTCACTCCGATGAAGAAAGCAGAGGAACTGTTCAGAGCGTTGAATGGCATACCGTTCACGATTGCCAACAGAGGCGAACAAGACCCAAGTAAGGGCGTATCTGAATGGGTTGAATCAGGCGTGTTAGATGTGCCGTATTGGTATGATCTAAGCAGTGAATTTATCTACTTTGAAAAGAACATACAGGCACAATCCGTATTTGAACACGCACTGCGATTCTACAAGGAAGGTGACCTGCAAACCAAGATATTTGCGGGGGATAAACCTGATGAACCATTCCTGATGATGGGAATGATTCACTGTGGAATACGACCGCACCAAGCCCCGTACAAACCATCGTATTGGCAATGGGCGGAGAAAGGATATAAGAACGCTATGCAGATAAAGCAGGAGTATTACCTGTTCTCAATGGGTGGGAAATTTATTCCCCGACCCATGCAGACTGTTTACAATGAATTGTGTAAGAATGTTCAGTACATCACAGGGTTGCAAACCTTCACGGTCAACCACAAGAAGAGCGTAATGCCCGAACGATCCGTAATTTAACAAAGCCATGTCAGTAACAGCATCATTCATTGAGAAGTACATCACTAACCCTGATTTACGCCATAAGTTCTACGAGCAAACCACCGAAAACGCAGAGGCAATAGACCTCCATGCTTCGGGACGGTATGCCTATGACCTGATTGATGAGCGAAGACCCGCAGAATCAGATCAGATCAAAGCCTATCGGAAAAAGATTTTCGTGGCTAAAACTAAGCCAGTCTTTACCAAGATATACAACTCCCTGCAAAAGATTAACCGAAGTCCTGACTTTGCAATCTTATTTGATAAGGAATTGCCGAGCCGAGTGCCTGAAATGGAATCCCTGCAACGGTTCATCCATGAAGGTATTCCGAATTTTGGTTCGCTGAATGGGTGGTTTTGGAATGTTGGATTCAGGTATTACCTGATTGATGCCAATGCTTGGGTGCTGACGTTACCGATGAACTTTGATTCACCCGATAACGAGTTTTACCGTCCGCTTCCACAGGTATTTACATCAGACGCAATCATCGACTATCGTGAAGGTGAATACTTTGTGATTCAGACCTCCAACACTGAACGCTATGAAGATGAACAGAACTACACCTATTCCGATGGTGCTAAGTTCATGGTCATCACTCCCGAATCAATTCAGGAGTTCGACTATCAACCACGTAGAGGCACTATCACAGAACTTTACAACCGTCCCAACGAGATAGGATATATTCCAATTCGCTCCATGCGGGGCGTGTGCGTAGATCAAAAGGAAGGATACAACCTTTACGAATCCCGAATTGCGGGGATAGTGCCAATGCTGAACGAGGTGCTTCGTGAGTACTCCGATATGCAGGCAGAAATCGTTATGCACATTCACAGCACCATGTGGACTATACAGCCACAAGCCTGTACAACGTGTAAGGGCAGAGGCGTAATGCGTTCCAGTGCTGAATCAGCACCCGTACAATGTAAGGATTGCAACGGTGTAGGAATTGCACCGCTCAATCCATTTGAACACCTGACTATTCCAATGCCAAAGACAGGGGAGAATGCAGTACCAACCCCACCAATGGGATACGTGCAGAAACAGACCGACATTGCACGATTGCAGGAAGAGCGCATCCGTCAACACGTTTATGATGCACTTGCTTCGATTAACATGGAGTTCTTAGCTGAATCACCTGTAACGCAATCAGGAGTAGCAAAGCAAGTAGATCGGGAAGAATTGTATAGCACCGTTTACAGCGTTGGTGCTGATTGTTGCAGAATCCTTGCCGAGATCATCTACGATATTAACCAATGGAGATTCAAACCCGCTAACTTTAGCGATACCGAGTTAGATGATATGTTGCCTGCTGTAACCGTTCCTGAACGCTTCGACTTGCTTTCTGCTAACCTGCTCATTGATGAGATTACCAAGATGTCACAGGCAAAAGTAGACCCTGCAATCATCAACGCTGCACAAATTGACCTAGTAGAAAAACGGTTCGTAAATGATCCGACACTACGGGACATGGTGAAGTTGAAACTGCTGTTAGACCCATTTGCGGGGATGCCCGAAGAAAACATTTCCATGATGCGGATGTATAATGCCGTATCTCAAACCGATGTTGTCATCCATGCCAATATCAATGACTTTGTAAACAGAGCATTAAACGAGGTCAGGGATTTCGGCGGATTGCCACACCGTGAACAGCAGGACATCATCCGAAAGTATGCCGTTGAGAAAGAACAGGCAATGAGGGCAAACTTAATCGAAACACCACCCGCTGAATAATGCCACAAGGCGACAAGATCATAGAGGAATTAGAATCACTCATTGAGAAACGAATCAATGGGTTTACTGCCTCTATGCCCGCTGTTCAGAAACAAGCCTATGCGGAGGTGTTGGAATTGACCGCCCAACTGGAGAAATACAAGGACGGCACGATTAAAGTATCCGCATCCAATATCCGACTAATAGCCAAGATCAAACAACGGCTACTAGAGGTGATGATAGATGGCAAGTACGAACGGGAGTTAAAGAAGTTAGTCAGCACCTATGAGGATATTACCAAGCTACAAAATTCCTACTTTGCCACAACGGTAAAGGATTTCACAGTGCCTGCTGTACTTGCTGAACTGCAAAAACAGAGCATCGACATCACCATTGAAAGTTTAGGACGGGCAGGAATTGAAGTAAATGTGATTAACCCTGTCAGGGATATTCTAACCAAGAACATCACCACAGGAGGCAAGGTATCGCAGTTCACCGAAGAAATCAGAGCCTACCTGATGAACGAAGGCGAAACAGAAGGTAGGTTAGTAAAGTACGCTAAACAGATAACCACCGATGCGCTAAACCAATACAGCCGAAATTACAACAAAGTCATCAGCGATGATCTCGGCTTCGTGTTTTGGCGTTATTCGGGGTCGCTAAAAGAAACCTCTCGTGAATTTTGCGTGAAGATGATTGAGGCTAAGAATGGGTGTATGAAATACTTTCACACCTCACAGATTCCTGAACTATTAGACGGGCGAATATGCGGGGAACAGATACACATAAACAAGAAAACAGGGCTACCTTCGGGAATGATGAAGGGTACGAATGTGGCTAACTTCTACGTCAACGCAGGGGGCTTTCAGTGCAACCATCAGATTTACGGGGTAGCTACAGCCGTAGTCCCGAAAGAATTACGGCAACAGTTTGGAGTAGAATAATTCATATATTTGCACATACAAACAAACATGGAACAACAAAAATTCATCAGTGTATGGCGGGACGGTCAGCACTGGTTCGATTCACCCGAAACCAATCAACAGGAGGTTGAGGATATGCTTGTTAAAAGAGGCATATCAGCTAAATGCGTAATTCTTCCACAGGGAGAAACACCCAAAGCACCAAAGGTAAAAGTCATTAAATCTAAAGAGTAACACCAAAAACAAAACCACATGAACGCAGGAGAATTGATTCACGCCCTTGCCGAGCGCACGGGATACGACACGACACCACTCAAGGACTTGTTGGCTAACCCCGCATTGTCACAGATTACACTGCCCGATGATTTTAAACCCGCTGTACTTAATTCGCTACTGACAGTGAATGAGGCTAAGATAAACGGTGAACTGAAAAAGCACTTTGCAGGGGTTCATCTCGGCTCTGTGGATTCCATCATCAATGACATGACTGATGAGTACGCTCTGCCCGATGACGTGAAGGGGGTGCTGAAAACAGAAACCAACTCTTTTGAGCGCATTAAACTATTCACGAAAGCACTTGCCAAAGCGAAGGAAGATGCAGCTACTGCGGTGGGCGGTGAAAAGAAAACCCTTGTAGAGCAGATCAACAAACTCAATGCAGAAATTGCCTCGGCTAAAGATCAGCTAAAAGCCGAAACAGCACGGATTGACAATGAATGGAGAGGCAAGTTTGGTGACCATCTTGTAAACAGCAAATTTACGCAATACGATTACGCAATGGATACCATCCCCGTTGACGTACAGGCAACATCAGCACGGACTTTATTCAAGAACCCGCTGTAAGCTCTTTCAGAACCTCTGATGAAAGCCCCTAAGACAGGAATCTTTCCTGCCCAAGTGGACATAAACATCTCTTCTCTGTTAGTCAGCTTGTGACCGAGATCAGTGAAAGCCAGTTCTGATTTATCCATCAGTTCGTATGAAGGACGAGAAGCAATCTCATCATTCAACTGCTTGAAGTACTGTTCGTTGAATGCTGCCTTCATCATAGGAGCAAGGTTTTTCCACCAAGCTTTCTTGTGGACAAGACCAATAGCCTGTCTGAACGGAGCAGAAAGATCAAACGAAGACATGATAGAACGAGGCATGTTGAGAGCTTCAGCGAAAACTCTCACAACCTCTTCTCGTGCCTTCTTGTTCTTGATCTGTTTAACAAGCTCGTTAGAAGCAGCCTGAATGCCTTCCTCAGTGGTGAGGTCGTGCTTTCTAGCCATGTTCCTGAGACCAGTCATCAAAGCCTTGTCAGACTCTACACCAACCTGCTGAGAGCGAAGAATGCGACCAGCGTTAGAAACGATGTTGTCAACAACAGAACCAATTCTCTCGACTCTTTCGAGTTCCTTA